TTGTTATTCTCCTAAAATAAAGCCCATATTTCAGGGCTTTTAATTATTAAACGGTAGTTGTTAAGCAACCAAAACCATCAATTTGAACGGGGATAAGCAGTGGGCGTGATTCTAGCTCACCCATAATCTGCTTACCGTTCGGCGTAGTGTAAACGTTTGGTGTAACGTCAAAACTCTGCTCTCTTGACGACATGCGACCGGGCAGCAATCCAGCAACACGAGGGTCTGGTCCAAGCGGTAAAGGAACGCGAGCAGATGTCATATCAAAGCGCGTATTGCTTGAATCCATAACCACCTTATTGTTACCGATATATTTCACAGGGTTTCCCGTCTCAGGGCTGGTGTACTCTTCTGGGTATGTCCACATATCGTAAGCATAAGATCCAATCCAAATACGGCCTTGATTAACCGCGCCTGAATCTTCCATTGCCGGATCAACAAAGCCAAACTCAATGCGGCGATTATCTAAATGCGCCTTAACCTGATCGGACGCCATAAACTCGCTAAAAGCACTTTCGCCAAAGGTTAAACGGTTTGGATTGACCTTGCCATCGCTACGAATAACGTTACCTAAACCCTGTAGGTCATCAATAGGCGTACAGGTTGCAGCGCTAGACCATGCCGTGCCAACAGTCGGAAAATGTGTCGCTTTAGGCTTAAAATCAAGATCATAAACCGTATCGCCAGAACTATTGGTTAGCGTTAGCTGCCCTGTTTGAAGAATCTGCGAAGCTTGAAGCTCAACCGCTCTCTGAATCTTATCATCTACCAACATAAAACCTTGAGCCATCTTAGCCATTAGCTGAGAGGCGTAATCGTTGTATGCAGCGGTAAACGGATCAACGCCAGCCATGCGATCCATTAAATCGCAAACATCAATAGGGAATGCTTCACCATAATTAGGCGGCGTGAACTCCTTGGTAGTAAACTCATCAATGTCATTAAGATTTGAGCCAGTGCATTTTTTAACTGCAACAGCCACATCCTCACCAAATCGCTGAATGTCAATAGCAACCTTGCCACCATTGTACATTCCGCCAGGTTTAACCGTAAATCGACGACTTAAAAAGCCAGAAGGTCTACGCATTTGAGCAAATAGCTGTAACCAGCCTTCACGTTTAATTTCTACACTCATAATCGTAGCTCCTACTGATTATCCAGCTCTGCTAGCTGGGTTGTGGTTAGTAAAGTAATGCCGTAGTCGCGCAACTGATCTTCAACAGCCGCGTCTACGTTTGAAGCATCACCGTCAGCATCAATAACGACGTCTCCAGCACGCAATCGACCGCCGACAATCGGGCGAGCCGTAAGATCGCCAGCTCCGGTTGCTGTCAAAGCATCAAGCAATACAGCTTTAGGGATACCGTTTTCGTTAGTAGAGCCGCCTTTAACATAAGGAACAAGTTTTAGCGATACGCTATCACGAGCCAAGATAGTACCAGCAGCTAATGTTCCAGCGCCACCAAAGGTAACAACGTTATCAATATAAACAGGCTCCCATACTACAACTGAGCGTGATGTATTGGTTGTAATTTCAATGTTTGACATAATCCTATGCCTCCAATTCTACGCCGCAATTTTCGGCGGTCAGTTTTAAGATTGCCGCAAAACCGTCAGCTTCCGTAGATGCAGTGTCGGTTGTCTGACCTTCATCTGCCTGCGAGTCATCGTCTTGACGATCGTTAATGTCTTTACGATTAGCAGCGGCCATCATGTACTGGGTTTGCAATGACATAGTCATTTCAGTGCCGTCTTTTGCAGATGATAAAGCGGTTTTCATGTCGCCAGACATTTCACCCGCGATTAAATGAGCACTTACACGCTCACGCTCTTTTGAAACACCCTCCTCAACCACAGCCGAATACAGGTCGGGGTGAGAGGCTTTTAATGTATTAAGATCCATACATTTAATCTCCGATAAATTCCCGCCGTTATTGGCGGTGGTGGTTGAATCGACAATAGACTGGGTGCGATAATCTGCAACCCCATCAATCATGCCGCGTTTTAATGCTTCCTTGGCTAATAGCGTAGCGCCTTGACCAAAATCAGCGTTAATTTTTTCACTTGACGCACCTCTTCCACGAGATATTGAGTCAACAAACACCTCGTGCAGCGCGTCTAATTCTTCACGCACCATCGCCACACCCTCATCAGTAGATAGATCGGGGGCTTTTTTGGGTGCGTTAGTACTGGTTATAGCAATATCTTCTTCGTAAACTGACGTGTGAACGACAACCCCAACACTACCGAATCGGGCAGCGTCATTTGTCGCCACAATCTCATCTGCTTGAGCGGCAATAGCATAGGCAGCCGATGCCGCAACATTAGAAACAACCGCCTTCATGGGCTTGTTAATAGCCTCCATTGCAGCCAAAGCATCAAACAAGCCGGAAACTGTGCCTCCCGGACTATCAATACTTAAAGTAATATTTTTAATGTTTGGGTTTTTTTCTGCGCTAGCTAACGCTGAGATTATGTCAGAATAGGTGGTGTTTCCAGACCCTAAAAGATAGGCCATTAGATCAGGCTTTGAGGAAAGTGCGCCATGTATATTAATGCTTGCAGTGCTTCCGTCAATTGTCATTATGCGAGACGAGCCAGAACCTTCGCCAAAGCTAGCTTCGTACTCTAATTGCTGTTGTGCAGATGGAGTCATGCCAGACTTAACTAGCGAATTTAAAGAATCTCTTGCAGCGTGGTGTAGTAGCCACATATATTTTTCCTCTTGTATGTGCAATAGTATCTAATAGGTGGAAAATAGTCAATTATCCTCTTTGCTATCTAAATACTCGTCTATAATAGCCTCTATTTCCGATGTGTCGTATTCAGCGCTTTCTATTGAAGGCTCGGCAAATTCTTGACTGAACTCAGCCATAGGTCTAGCCGCCTCAACTTTAAGCTCGTTTTCCCGCTTAGTTCGCTTGATATTTTTAGAAAACTTAGTGCCTGTTAGCATTCTTGATTCACGGGCGTTAGTAGACCAACCCTCAGCAATCAATAGCTTGCTTGCCTTGGCCGCTTTTAGCATATCTGTAGAAGGCTTAATCGAGCCATACCACTCGACAGACACCCATGCACCAAAAACATCGTACATGAGCGGGTCACGCCATGCTTTAAGCAGCGTGGGGGCTTTGATCTTTTGTAAAAGGGTCTCGCTTATCAACCATTCAATATAGATCGGAGTGCAGAACGTCTCACCCCAATCGCACCATATTTTATTGAGATAAATTTTGAATTCGTTGATCGCTGCCTGACTTGCGCTGTAGTTATTTGAAAAAGCTAGGCGTAAAATCTCAGGCGGTATCTCGTTAGCCCACGCTATAGACTGAACAATAGATTCCTCGAATGGCCCAAGGTTTACATCAGTACCCTGCCCACCTAAAAGCTCTATCTTTTCGCCCTTCGCCATATTATCAACGGTAATGCCTGGCATGTGCGAGCTGGCGTTGATTTCTCTCACCGATCCGTCTGGACTTGTCGCAGTCACAGCATCGCGCTTAATCGCACCCGCCTGAGTAGGCAGAGTGCCTAGATTGTCAGCCGACTTAGTTACTTGTAGAGCATATAATGAGTTAATAACGGCTTTACGCTGTGCTGAGTCTCGGTATCTATCTAGCTCTTTTAATGATTGAAGAATCAGAGATAGTAATGGCTGACCACGAACATCATCCAATCGCTTATCGGTTCCAAAAACCAACCATGATATTTTCCGGCCTGTCTTTTCGCCGCGAGCGGGTATTCTTTTGCTTGTCGCGTCCTTTTGTCGAACCCAATAAGCTACCACTCTACCAATACTGTCAAGCTCTACGCCGTGCTTAATTTCGTGGCCTTTTCTTAACTTTACATCGCCGCCTAGTGGGGTTTGTACGTTTTCACCACGAATCAAATTAACTTTAGGCAGATTGGTTCGCTGATCGTAACGTATAACAACAAGTACATCGCCACCGATATACGCCTCCATCTTTGCGGCTCGCTGAATAGCTCCAAAAGTGGCCGCGTGCATCCAATCACAAAGCATCGGGTTTTTAGACCATACGCCAAACCGGTTTTCAACTGTTTCAGTCCAATCATTGAGACTGTCTTCAGCGACACCGATTATTTCTTCGTCGGGTGTGCATTCTGGCGCAAGCCCTGTATTGATTTCATTAGTAATAAGCCTACGAATTAATCCGCGAGCATATAAGTTTTCTGTAAACAACTGGTTTGATCGCTCGCGCAATGTCCAGTAATCGGTAGTGAATATTTTAGTCGCACCAAAGCCGCCAAAAAACTTATCGCCATCAAAATCAGACAGGATTTGTGGCGCAGAGCCATAACCACCGGATATGGCGCGAGGAATAAAAGCATTATTGTTTTCGGTCAAGTCTTCAGCCAGCAATATACCCGCAGACCTTGCCTGATCTTTTAAAGCCATCTTGTAGCTGTTTACTGGCGTATCTAATGAATAACCCTTAGCCATTACCAGCAACCCCTAGAAATTGAAACGCCGCTACCTTTAAGTCTTGATTCAAGAGTGGCGCATCGAGAATAAAGCAAGTCAATAGTGGCCTGAATTGATGATAAGTCAGCGGATGTGACGGTATTTCTGGATTGCCCTGTGTCAATAACATAGGATTGAACGCCTGAAGCCCCCAATGCTAAGGCAGCATCTTCATAAACCGCTATCTGAGCCTTGGTCGCTGTAATTCTTTCTTGTATAAATGCGTTGTCCATAGAGCGAACCCAAAATTAATATAAAAAAGAGAATAACACAATTTTAAGCCTGTGTAATTCTACCAAACTGCGAATCATTCGCCTCTTCTGCCGCATACTTCCAAAACTGATCCCAATCTACGGTTTTTAGCTCGAATCTTTGAATGCACAAATTATACGCGAATATTTCAACGCTTGCATGACCATAACCAAGCAAGTCCCACAGCTCATTGGCCGCATTTCCGGGTCGATGCCAATAGTAAATAGTGTTTCCGTTAGGATCGGTCTTTTCTCTGCGTGATTCCACCGTAAGCTCTTTTAATTGCTTGTCTGAAATATCTACCGGCGCATTGAAATGATATATTTTTTGCTCCCCCATTTCTTCCGACCAGTCGCGACGAAGAACGGGCGCTATTCCCCCCTTGTAGTGATCTACCAATACGCGATAGCCAATTGTGCCGGACTGCGTGGTAAATTCACCAAATTCTTTAATCGTTGAGTTTTTGCTTGCGCGGTCACGACCCAAAATAGGTATTACGCCACTAACATAGTCACTACAAAACGTCGTTACGGTAGAGTTGGCATAACCAGCATCAACCAGCGTCTGCATAATTCGATACTGCTTACCATCATCAGCAGTGTAAACCTTTTCTTCCATGATATCTCGAAGCCTACCCCATAAAA